GTATATTCTTTACCTGTTTTTTTAATTTTTTATTACTAACAGGTGCCTCTGTCAAAATTTCAGAAGCTTCAAGATATTCTTTTAATCCTACAGACATTAGTACAATTTACCTACTTTATTAGCTAATTTAACTAATCTCTCACTAATTTTACCTAACGCCGTATGAGTAGTTTTCCAATAATCTCTTGAATCAACTTTTAACTCAGTTTTCAGTCTAACATTATACTGAACTGTTCTTTCTAATTCTTTTAGAGAATCACGAGTTTCTCTCATGGCCAAACCAATTTTTTGCTTAGGGCTTAAAGTCTCATCGTTTCTCCAAGCGTGATATCTACCTTCTTTAACAATCTCAAACCCAGTTGAATTGGTTGCCACTTCTTCTTCCTTATCCTTATCTTTCTTTTTCTTAGAACTAAATGCAAACGGTGTATTATATCCTGCAATATCACCAGTTTGTGTAATTTCATTAGTTTTTAATAATTCTCTAACAAATGTCCTAATATATTCTCTTAACTTATTTTCCGCTGTCAAGGACATCTTCCAACTCCGTTATCAAATCATAATATCTCATTAAAGTTGTTAATTTTCTTTCAGTATCCTTATTTTCATTAATAGTATCTGCAAAGTTAATAGCTTCTGTTAACTTGATTTTTGTAATATCATCATCTATAGCAGGTACAAGTTTCTTCAAATAGCTTTTTATTTTACCCACTTCTACTTGTACAAATTCTTTTAACGAAGTTGCATTAGAAACATTATTAATATATTTCCTTAATACTTCTTTTTGTTCTGTAGATAACTTAGAATACTTTTTATTAAACTTTTCTACCATTAACTGATAAGCAAGTAATCTAACATCTTTATCTTCATTAGTTACGGGAGATTTACTAATCTTTTTATTAGGATTAGAGGAAATTAAATTTTCAACTATCGTATATCTTGAATCAACTTCTTCTTTTGGACTATAACTTTCCATCGAAGATTCAATAGAAAATAGTTTCCAAATGGATGCCAATTGTTTAAAATTAGGAATTTTTGAAGTAAATAGTTTTTTTACATCATAATCTTCTTTAATTTCTTTTATTAAATTAAATTTTTCCCGTCTCAGGGAAGAATTTGTAATTTGTGAGCGTTCTTTCAAAACAGCATCTATTAATCTATTTGCACGTTCTTCAGAATTATATCGTTCTTTTGTTAAGATTTCATATAATTCTAATTCTTTTCCCAGTGCAGTATTTTTATTAAAATACTTTTTGACTAAATTTACAGATTTTGATTCTTTATTGCTCAGTATATCTGATGTTATTTGACGTGTCAAAACTTCAAATAACACACCAGTATTTTTAATTTTACTGTGCTTCAACTTTTTAGACATATATCACTCCAATGATAGTTAGATTCATTCTATAATAAATATTAAACTTCTAAAATTTATATATATTACTATTTAGAATTTATTTCCTTATCATATTCCTCTTTTACTTCCTCAGCTTCGTTTAATATCTTTGCATGAGGTTTAATTAATGATCCTTTTAATTTATCAAAATGAGCTAAGGCTAATGATTTACCATATTTAGATGCTCCACTTCCACCTTTTCTTTTATCGTGTGCACCTAATGGGTCTCTACCTCGTGCACTACCATCTTTACCATAATGGGGGCCTTCTGTAGGTCTACCAGCTCCTGGCTGTCCGCCTTCTGGAGCTCCACCTTCATCCTCTAACTCATGACCAGTTCTACCCATAGCTAAATCACTTGGTGTTCCTTGTGATTCACCAGATTTTGCTGGATCGTTTCCTTCAGATTCTATCTGAGCTCTTCTAAATTTTTGTTTAAAATCGAAAACAATACCTTCATCTTCTTTCTTAATTTCTTCATCAGTAAATCCAAATATGTTTCTATAAATCCAATCTGTAGAAACTATACCATCTTGTAACATTGAAGATGCAAGTGAAGTTTTACTCGTCCACAACTCAATCTTTTCTTGTTCATATATCGTGGACGGGTTTGTTAATCCCAAATCGAAATTAACTAAATCTGCGTCTGTATATCCTTGTACGTATAAATGTACAATAGCAATCTTTGTTAATTCACTAACAATAATTCTTTGTATTCTTTCAATCGTTCTTGCAAATCTAACATCTTCTGCTGCTAAGGTTGCCTTTGAACCAACTTGTTCTTCATATCCAAGAAATGCCTTTGGAACTTTCAAAGATGCCATCATTTTATTTCTTAAATACTCAATATCTTCTACCGCCTCATAAGTTAATCCAGGCAATGAATCTATTTGTGTTCCACTATCTCCACCACGAACAGGTACAAAGAAATCTTCTGTTATATTCTGCATATTATATCGTAAATTATAATCACCAGATTCTTTTTCTACTACGGGTGCCTTTTTCATTTTATTGATAATTTGTTGCATATAATTATCAACTTCATTTGGTGGAATATTACCAATATCAATTTTGAAAACTCTCTTCTCTGGTGCTCTCATGATTCTGTGAATCAACATAGCATCTTCCATAAGAGATAATTGTTTCCAAGTCTTTCTACCACCTTCAACCATAGCCTTACCATACGGTAAATAATTTGAATCACCCAATAACCTAAAATGTGCAATTTCAAAATTTTCATATTCTTGTTGTATATGAGTTAATTTTACCACGTTTGGATCCGCAGGTTCTAACATAAATTTAACATACTCTGGATTTTCTGGATCAATTCCTTCTAATCTCACAACATCATAACTTGATAAAGGAACTACATTTTTAACTCCATATTTATCATCTATTTCTAAATGTAAAAAGAAATCTCCATACTTACACATATTACGAACCCAAGACCATAAATTAAATTCTATATTCATAATATCATAAAATAAATTATGTAGTATTTGTTTTATCTGATCATTATCACTATTAATTGTTAAAACATCACCATACTCGGATTTCATTGTTGATTCATCAGCATATATGTCAAGTGCACTTGCTATTATAGCATCCGAATCCATTGATTCATAATCTCTAAATAACCCTAACCGCATTGAGCGTACCATTGCGGTATCTGAATATCCAGATAGCCCTTTTCCTGTTGAAAAGAGTCGTTGATATCTATCCACTAATTGTTTTTGTGGTAAATATTGTATCTTACTCGTATCTGCTACTTTTAATCTTCTTCCACCAACGTTTCTTACAATTACGTTGCCTGAAAATAATCTAAACAGTCGAGCTCTTATTGATGTGTCTGCCATACTTTCCTCTAATTAATTAACCATTCTAAAGATTCTTTATCTTTTTTATTTCCTACATCCCAAGTCCAGGCGTCCTGAGCTGGGTTTTCATCTGTTATATAAATGCCAGGATTCAATTCCATTCCTGTTAAAGTTTTCTTCTGTAATTCTATTCCCTCAGCTCTCAATCTCAATGCAGTTTCTCGTATCCATAATCCAATACCAAATGACATTACTAAGTCATCATTATATCCTGACATTGCTTCAGCTTTAGTTCCGTTATATATAAATACGAATAATTCATCAATTAACCTCTGGGAATAAACTTTAACTGCCCTTTCTCTAAAAAATTCTTCCAATTTAGAAATAACCAACGGCCTTGTTTTTGTAGACATTGTAAATCCTGGAATCATTTGTTTTTCTTGTCTATAAATTTTATTAGTCATTTGTTTTTGTGTATCTACATATTGTAAATCTTTACTCATATAAAATAAATTTTCATATTCTCTATCTATTACTTGTTGAATTGCAGCCCACCCAATTGTGGCGTTCTCAATTACCAATAATGCGTTATTATATTCCTGAGATATATTTACAAGTAAGTTACCAAAATCTCTTGTAGAAATCTTACCTTTATATTCCGCTACTTGTTTACAATCTTCTACTTCCATAACATGAAATGCCGAGTAGTCGGTCGCATCCCCCCTACTAACATCTGCACTCACAACATAATCTTTTGTATAATTTGGTTGTTCCCATATCCAAACATTACTATCTATACCACGTCTTTCCATCGGGTCTTTTACCATAGTGGTTCTATATTCTTCTAAAATAACACCATCAACTACAGATTGACCAGAAGTGATAAAGTCACAATCACATTCTTGAGCGGCCATTGAAGGCCCCAATAATTTATCTTGTTCATCTCTCCATACCTCATTTCTGTCAGGATGTATAGTCCAATGTAATCTAATCATATTCCAATCATTAGTACCATCTTCAGCATCAACCCAAATTCTGTGAAACCAATTACCAACCCCATTTGGTGTAGATAGTGCAATACATTGTCCACCTAAGGCCAATGTTTGAGATGCAGCAGTCCATATTGAATCTATTTTAGGAATAAATGCCGCCTCATCTAACACCAATAAAGATAGTGCCTCTGAACGACCTGCTTCTTCGGAACTTGCAATTGCCTTAATTTGAGAACCATTTCTATATCTTAATGATAATTTATTATCTTCTACACAATTGGCCTTTAACCAACTTGGAAGATTTGCGTGCATTACACGAACTTTTGTTACTAAATTTTTAGCAGTATCTTGTTTGGTGGCAATAACCAAGATATTCTTATCATTATGAAAAGTCATCATCCATAAAGAGTATCCTGCAGTTAAAGTAGAAATACCTAATTGACGAGCCTTTAAAAGTATATTATAATCGTTATGTACAAAACCCTCTAAAGTTTTCTCTTGAAAATCATATAATGCAAAAGGAATTTTGCCTTTAATTGGATGTTGTATAACACAATATTTTTTCATAAAATATGCAGGGGATTCTGCACATTTTAAAAATTCTCGTTTTATTGCATTTTTTATATTTTTTTTATTATCCATTATTTAAGCCAGTTAATACCTTTACCTATATTATATGCTGGGATTCCAACTATTCCTGCCCCATAGACAAAATATAACCATTTATTTTCATACCAAGATGGGTTTACTAATTTTACCTTCTTTTCTAATAACTTAATTTGTTCATCAGATAATTTAATTTGAGATTTATATAAAACTTTTAAAGAATCATCTGCTACTGATTTACCCTTATAAATATCAAATAAACTGTCCTGATACGAAACTATTTTTGATAAACTATCTACTTCAAATTGTAACTGTTTTATATTATTAGTTAAATTTATAGCATCCTCTTCGTTCAGCGTCATTTGTCCGAAAAGTGAACCAATTAAGAATAAATGTATTATCCATTTCATCAGTCAATATTATTTTAATTATCTATGTAGAACGAAAACTACACCAGTTGCACCAATTACTACTTTCCTTACACCAATTGGATAAAGTGTTTTAGTACTAAGTTGACCACTATCTAATTTTCCACCACTCGAACAATGTATTACTACATTTGTCAAATTTTCAACAATAAATCCTGCGCCAGAATTTGAACCTGTGGCATGAAAGGTAGTACTTGACGCCACCTCTGTTACCTTATTATAGTCACCCAGTGCTAAATTGTCTGGTATTGCCATTTTAATCTCCTATTATTTTTTCTTTGCAAATTCTCTTAAAAAATCTTCGGCCTCTGAAATATCTTTCACTTTCTTTACCTTAGAAGAGCCTTTTTTAACATCTTCTATTTCTTTTTCAAGTTGGTCTGCCTTTGCCTTTAAATTATCACTTTTTTTAGAAACAGATTTGGTGGCAGACTTAATTTGTTTCTTCTTCTTCTTTACATCTTTAATTTTTTTGTCTATCTTTACTATTTTTTTCTTTTTTATTTTGGACAATAGTTGTGATAGTCCCAGAAAAAA